GATGGCTTATTTAGAAGAGAATACGAAAAAGTTATAATTACACGTCCGACAGTATCAAAAGAAGAAATCGGATTCTTACCAGGTGACTTAAGGGAAAAAATGGATCCTTGGGTTCAACCAATTTACCAAAATATGTTCCTTTTATATGATAAGGAAAAAATCGAAAAATGTATAACAGATGGACAAATCGAAATCGTTCCTGTTAGCTTTATGCGCGGTAGAACTTTTGTTGATAGTGTTATTATCGTAGATGAAGCTCAAAACGTAACTCACGAACAAATGGAAATGATCGTAACCCGTTTAGGTTTAAGATCAAAAATGATTATATGTGGAGACGACCATCAAGTAGATTTAAAATCAAAACGAGATTCTGGTTTTAGATTTTTATATTCTGCAGCTCGTGGTATTAAAAATATGGTAGGGATTACCTTAATACAAAACCATAGAGATCCTATTGTATCAGATTTAATTGAATTATATGAGGAAGCAGCTGACAGAGGAATTGTAACAGGTTCTGCCGGTTCAAGTGGTCGTAAAAAATAAATTAGTCTATCCTTTCTTAATATTTATAACAAAAAGGCATGGCTAATATTCCTATTTACGACGGTAATCCTATATTTATATCCGGCTCTATCACACCCTTTGGGTTTTATGATGCGGATTCTGATTTCCAGACTGATGCTGTTAAGGTAGCAAAGTTCTGTGCTTTAAGATTAGGATATCCTATCGAAAACGTAGAGCTACAATCTGGTTCTTTTTTCACAGCATTTGAAGAAGCTGTAACTGTTTATGGTAACGAATTATATGCTTACAAAGTAAGAGATAATATGTTATCTTTAGAAGGAGCTTCAACTGGTTCAAACCTAAATCATGCTCAAATTACTCCTACAATGGCTTCAATTGTTCGTTTATCTGAACAATATGGAGAAGAAGCAGGTGTCGGGGGTAACGTAACTTGGTACAGTGGATCAGTAGCTATGACTGCCTCTGTTCAAGATTACGATTTAGGTCAATGGGCTATTGATAATAATATTACTGGAGGTATTGAAATTAAAAAGGTATTTTATGAAGAAGTACCTGCAATTAATGAATTATATTCTCCATATGCTGGTTTAGGTGTTGGATTTGGATTTGATGGCCAAGCAGCTGCTTTAGGTTCAGTTGGTTTAGGATATGGACCTGCTATGAATTTCTTATTAATGCCTCTAAGTTACGATCTACAGACTATTCAAGCAATTGAAATGTCAAATCAGGTAAGACAAGCAAATTATTCTTTCCAGTTAATTAACAATATGTTAAGAATATTCCCAGTACCTGATCAATTTGATATTGATCCTGATACTGGTTATCGTCCTTATTTATGGTTCCAATATATTAAAAAAGATGATAGAATTAATTCTGCTATTGATAATAGTATGAATGACAAGATTACAAATGAATCAAATGTTCCTTATGGTAATCCTACTTACACCCAAATTAACTCAATTGGTAGAAGTTGGATTTTTGAATATACTTTAGCATTAGCTAAAGAAATGTTAGGATATGTTAGAGGTAAATACTCAACAGTTCCTATCCCTGGTGCTGAAGTAACATTAAACCAAGGAGACTTAATTTCAGCTGCTACTGCAGAAAAAGAAGCTTTAATCACTAGACTAAGAGAATATTTTGATTCAACTTCACGTCAAGCTTTACTTGAAAGAAGAGCAGCAGAATCAGTAGCTCGTAAAAGTGAATTAGGTGAAGTACCAATGACAATTTACATAGGATAAGATGGCATTATACGGTGAAGCAAGAGATATAAGTTTTTTTAGACACATTAATCGTGAATTGATGGGGAATATTATTTCCCAACAATGTATTCTCTACAAATACAAAACTGGAGAAACAAAAACAAATATTTACGGTGAAGCTACTGAAGGTAGATACTTTGCTGATCCTATTATTTTAAATTGCTTAATAGAAAGATCAGACCAAAATTATCCTGAAAGTGATTTAGGTGTAGATTTCCAATGGGGGATTATATTTAAATTTTTTAGAGATGATCTATTAGCAGCCACTAATGGTGCTAACGCTGATTTTGACAAAGGTAATCACCAATATGGAGCTAATATTGTTCCTGAAATAGGTGATATTATATTATATAACAATGGATATTACGAAATAGATAATACCAATGCTAACCAATTTGTTGTAGGTAAAAATCCTGATTATCCTAATTATGATGATCAAGGTAACAACCCGTTAGAAACTGGTCTAGAAAACTTTGGTTCTTCTATCTCTATTATTTGTAATACCCATTATGTACCAGCAGATAGATTAGGAATACAATTAGCTAGATTATAATGGCAGTACAGTCAAGAAAACCAATCCCAAAAACGCAAAGAGAACTTAGTATCTCTGAACAAAAAGCGTTTGACCAAAGAGTAGGTAACCCTAATTACGCTACTAGCCTTCCCTCTGCTCGAATTAACCAAATTTCAGCTAAAGGAAGTACATATAAACCTTTTACTGTAGGGATTAAAGATATTGACGAATCTATCTTTTATTATTTTGATAACATTATTAAACCATCAGTAATTCAAAACGGTAATCGTTTACCTGTTCCTGTAATTTATGGTTCTCCTGAAAAATGGAAATCATACCAAAAAGATGGATATTATAGAGATCAAAAAGGTAAAATTATGGCTCCGCTTATTATGTTTAAGCGAGATAGTATTGAAAAAAATAGAACTATTGGTAATAAATTAGATGCTAATAATCCTAACAACTATTCAGTATCATCTAAAGTATATAACCAACGTAATGCTTATAGTTCTTTTGACGTCTTAAATAGCACTAGACCTCAAAAGCAATACTTCGCTACCGTTATACCTGACTATATTACATTGACGTATTCATGCGTGGTATTTACGTACTATGTTGAGCAACTTAATAAAATAGTTGAAGCGATTGAATATGCTTCTGATGCGTATTGGGGTGATCCTGAAAGATACAAATTTAGAGCAATGATTGATTCATTTGGTTTCCAAACAGAATTAACTCAAAATGATGAACGTATAGTAAGAAGCACATTTAATATTAAGATGAACGGATATATAGTACCTGAATTACTACAAAAAGATGTTACAGCATTAACCCAATTTATAGATAAACCTATAGTAACAATCTCAGAAAACGTATCTACTAACAATCAATAACATATCTTTTAAATATTTATTGTAGATAAAAGATAGTTTTTCACTGAGATATGGCCGAAAATAGAAAAAGAGGTAATTTTAGACAGGATAATCCGAATTCGGGTAGAAATTTCCTTGATCGCTCTTTGGCCTTCAATAAGTTTAATCTTCCTATTGTAGAAGAAGGATGGGAAGGTTACGTCTTAACCATCGATGATGATGGTGTAGTATCTCTTATCAAAAGTGGTGCCGGTTCCTCTGGAGCAACAGGCACTTCTGGTACCTCAGGTACATCAGGTTCAAGTGGTAGTTCAGGTACTTCAGGTAGCTCAGGATCTTCTGGTAAAGTAGGTTCAAGTGGTCTTTCAGGTTCACATGGTACCTCAGGTACTTCTGGTTCATCCGGTACCTCAGGAACTAGTGGTACTAGTGGTTCATCCGGTTCTTCGGGTTCATTTGGTACTAGTGGTTTAACAGGTTCTTCAGGTACTAGTGGTGAAACATCAGGTACCTCAGGTTCTTCTGGTTCAGCAGGTTCCTCAGGTTCTACAGGTTCATCTGGTAGTTCAGGAGCTGCAGGCGCAAGTGGCCAATCTGCTACCTCTGGTACAAGTGGTAGCTCAGGTTCAAACGGTACTTCAGGACTTACTGGTTCATCAGGAACATCAGGAACATCAGGCTCTTCAGGTAGCAGTGGTACTTCAGGTAGCTCAGGTTCATCAGGATCTTCAGGTAGTTCAGGTGCTGCCGGAGCATCAGGACAATCGGCTACCTCTGGTACAAGTGGTAGCTCAGGTTCAAATGGTACCTCAGGACTTAGTGGAAGTTCGGGCACATCTGGTTCATCAGGTTCGTCTGGCTCATCAGGTTCATCTGGTTCATCCGGATCTTCAGGTGCTGCAGGAGCAAGTGGCCAAAGTGCTACTTCAGGAACTTCAGGTTCATCTGGTTCAAATGGAACTAGTGGCTTTAGTGGTTCTAGTGGTACAGCAGGTACCTCAGGTTCGTCTGGTTCTTCAGGTTCGTCTGGTTCTTCAGGTAGCTCTGGTGCTGCAGGAGCAAGTGGTCAAAGTGCTACTTCAGGAACTTCAGGTTCATCTGGTTCAAATGGTACTTCAGGATTTAGCGGAAGTTCAGGTACGGCAGGTACTTCGGGATCTTCTGGTTCCTCAGGATCTTCTGGTTCATCAGGATCTTCAGGAGCTTCTGGAGCAAGTGGTCAAAGTGCTACTTCAGGTACAAGCGGTTCATCTGGTTCAAACGGAACTAGTGGCTTTAGTGGTTCTAGTGGAACTGCTGGTTCTTCAGGTAGTGCAGGTTTATCTGGTACCTCAGGTTCATCAGGTAGCTCTGGTAGTTCAGGAGCAGCAGGTGCCTCAGGCCAAAGTGCTACTAGTGGAACTAGTGGTTCATCTGGCTCAAACGGAACTAGTGGATTTAGTGGTTCTAGTGGAACTGCTGGTTCTTCAGGCAGTGCGGGTTCATCCGGTACTTCTGGTAGTGCTGGTAGCTCTGGTAGTTCAGGGGCAGCAGGTGCCTCAGGTCAATCTGCCACTTCAGGAACTTCAGGTTCATCTGGTAGTTCAGGTACCTCAGGTATCTCAGGTTTAG